GCCATTCTGTTGCAGAATGGGCTTCAACCCCGTATCCGGATGGTACCGAATCTCATGGGCTGTCAGACCTCGGACGATAACGTCCTGCTCCCACTTCGGGAAGCTCTTTACAAGGCCAGAAATGATGGTATGACCCAGCAACGCCGAACTTCCGTCCGTCGCCGCCGAGTAATCCCAACTGAACCAGGCCAGCTTCCCCTCACCGGAGTGAGAGGCGTGCCGTACCAGATCATCGAGGAATGTGGCGTCCATTCGCTCCCCGATCAATCGAAAACACGGCATCTGCTTCAATACCCTCCAGAGACTCACTTGGAATCGCCAGATGACATAGTAGGCAGACGCAGGTCCCTTCGATATCACGCGAAGTTTCAGAGGCTCCAAAACACCCGCAATCTTAGCGCCGTAAGGCGACAGAGACATACGGGCCGCATCTGCCTCAATCTTCGAGGTCCAGATACGCTCCATTTCCGCATTGCGAAGACGCAGCGGGGTGGACTCAAGATCCCAGCCACCGATATGATTGACCTCATCAAAGAGTCCAATCTCACCAGCGGCAAGACCATGTTCCACCTGGGCAACACCCACTGCGGTCCAACTGGATGTTGTGATGCCAGCAAGCTTCTGAAGCTGCTTCATGGCACCCCCGTTCCCACGGGTTGTCTCATAGCATGCGCTTTGACTAGCAACATGCTGCTCCCGGCACGTCCCATCCGCCTGCGACTCGCGGGTGAGGGCTTCGTACTCCTTGCGGAGCCGTACACGAATTTGGATAAGTGTAGGCCTACTGGCTGCAATGATTCGGTTCACATCAACTGGAGAACAAGGATCTGGTTGACCCATTTGCTCCCGATGCTTTGCGAACTTAGCATTCATCGAGTCTGGACTCAAGGGCGCCGCTCCCCTCTTCCCCTGGAACCAGGCGAAGAAGAATGCGGTATTCTTGGGACAAAACTGACGCAACCTAGCTGAAAACCACCGACGAAACATCCCGACAGGGCTGTAAACATCGTCTGGCGACACGGCGACAGGTGTGGCTTGCTTTAGGTACAAATTGAGGGGGAATGTAATCAAATACTTTACCCGGACCTCATACCTAGGCTCGTCGATTCCTGACAGATAGCTCATCGCTTGTCTGTAAAAACTGGTACGAACCATACGTGGGGCACCGTGCACTTTTAGGATAAAACCTAAGGCGTACACAACCTTACCAATGGTCTCTGCCGAAAACGCGCTGGATTTTGACGCGTTATCTGGGCACCTGGTGCCAGATCCTTCCTCGGTAGATGTAGTTTCCTCCATCCCGAAGATACCAACTCTTATCGTTGCTTTGCGCAACAACT